AATAATTGACTGCCGTTTTCTATATGAATAACCAAATACTCGTGATTAATGCGATTGAATTGTATCACAATGTTCTCCAATCTATTTGTTATAGTGTCAATATCCACTCGGTCAATGCTGTTAATATTTTTACGAACTCTACCATTATAATAAGCGTCGGCTTTATTCAATAGCGTTAATAGCTGAATAATTATATCCACTAATGGGCTCGGTTGTGGTGCTCTGCGTGAGAAGTCATGATAAGCGTCTTCAATATCGCTGCCGCTATCGCTGCCGCTATCGCTGCCGCCATCGCTGCCGCTACTACTGCTATCTGAACCATCATCGCTGGGTGGGTTGAACCGCTCGGCATTACCATACAATCTAAAATGTGGTATTTCTCCATCGCTACCGTATTCTGATGGTGGTATAGTGTCGTGTTCTGACCTATCATCATCGCCGTTCATTGACCTCTGAACCCTTGCTATTCTTGCTAAATCGCTTAATGAGCTGTACGCCTGAGATGGCGGTGCTTTTTTAGCTGTTTCAGACATGTTAGAGAAAAATCTTGGTGGTTCTTCGGCACCTTGTAAATCCTCCTCAACTTCTTTGCTCTCCATATCGTCCTCATTATTGGTAGCTTGCCAGAGAGAAGGGGCGAAAAATTGAGATATTTTTGGGTGCGATGCTGTTTCGGGTTTTGGTTTATTTTTGCTGCCTTTTGTTCTACCGGAACCGACAACATATTTACTTGGAACTGGTATATGTCGCCCGTGTAATTCTTCAAAATAAATAGGGTCTTCGCTTGCTCTGTTAGCTATAGTTCCCTCTCTCTGATATGTGATTAGCTTTAACAATGTGGCTAAAATTAAATCCAACATTGCTATAAATTCGTTTGAATATTCTTTAACTTGGTCTTCACTAACAACAGCAGACCTGATAGCCATATCAGGATTACGTGCAGCATTCGCAGTTTGAGATGTCTTAAACATTGTCATTTTAGGAGCTGAAGGCGGTGCTAAACCATTTATTTCGGTAGCTTGAACCGGCATATTTCTCAATGATGTTTTAGTTATCTTTTTAGAAGCCCTGATAATGTTATCCTCATTATTCTCTAAAACGCTATTCTTTTTAATACTTAGCATTATATATAATATATATAAATATTTTTTAATAAAATAATATTTATAAATCAAAAAATCAAAAAATCAAATTAGATTATTTACGGCTTAATGTTTTAATTAATATAATTTGTGGTCTTTTACATACTTACTGGCTTGCGGTAATGATAGCCCTTTCTCTTTCATTATTTTTGACACGATAGCTCCACGCGCCGATGGTTTGCGCGGTGCTTTTGCCATCCCCTTACCCTGTGAAGCCGTAGATGGGTCGTAGAATGATTTTGACATGTCAGACACTTCAGACATTTTACGTAGTTTTCGTTTTTCGTATGCTTTTTTAGCTTTCTCTGCTTTAGCTTGCCTTTTAACTTCGGCTTCAAAATCTCTGGCTTGTTTTGCTTCACGTTCGGCTACCGCTTCTAAATATCGTCTGTTGCCATCATCTTCGCCACCTCCTCCACCTTTTAAAAATCGCCCCTGATACGATTGTAGGGCTGGCGGATAAACACTATTTTGGAACTCTGCAGGCTTATTCATTATTAAAGCCCCTCCTTTCTTACCACGCTTACCACCTTTACCAAATATAGCGGGTCCGATAACTTTATTTCCTAGCTCATATCCTAAATCAAAAGGATTGACCTTAGCGACTTCAAATGGCTTGCCTAATGTTGAACCGATATTTTTTAGATCATCAATCCAGTCCCCGCCCTTCATTTTTTTGGGTCTTCCACGATTTCGCCCGCTACCATTCAAATAATCGTTAGCCATTTCAGTGCCCTTCTTTTTAATGAATTCTTTAGCGATTGGTGCCACTATTGGCATTACTTCATTTCCGATTGATTTAAGACCTTCAACAATGTCATTCCAGCCAAAACCTCCTTTTAGTACATGTTTTTTGAGACGTTCAATTTGGGCTTTTGTTGGTGGTCTTTTTCTGGTTCCACCTATATATCCTTTTAATGCGTCTTTCGCCACTTCGGTTAAAGCGGGCAGAACGACGGGTGCTACAGCGTGCCCTACATCCTTCATTGTATTAATGAAATCATCCCAACCATTTCCGCCAGCCATCGGCATTTTAGTGGGTCTTCCTCTGCGTCTTTTACCGCCCTCTACTTGAGCCATCGGAAACACCGGCTCTTCAAATACCTGATTTACAGGACTAACAACGGCTCCATGATGAACGGGGTTATAGACACCATGTCCGTCGGCTCCTATTTTACGTATAGCTACGGGTTGAGCCACACTACGAACGCCTTGTCCGTCGGCTCCTTTCATTCCAGCCCCCATATTAGTCATTGCTAAACTCTTGACAACATTATCACCCATATCACCCCAAAACGACCCGCCCAATGTTTTTGGTCTTGCACTTGATATATTTCCAACGCCCAACGTGCTTGGATAATCATATTCAGTTGTACCGGCTAAAACATATTTTCTGGCTCGCTTTCCTCCGAACATCGTAGGCTGGGGTGTTGAATACACCATTTTATCTACATTGTGTCTGGTTAGACTTGCTATATAGCGTTTGTAATCCTGAAGCTCCATTTATATATAATAATACAAATATATTATTTTAATTAAATTATATTAATTGTATTTTAATGCAATTTTCAGAAAATCTAAAATACTTTTTTACCTTAAATTATTCTTAAATAGACGAATTATTTGAAAATCTATTTTTGCCCCTTTATTTCTAAATAGGGGTTATAGCTGATATGGTTAAATTGTTATTAACTTTTTTATTCTATAAAACCCTGCATATTTTCTATACTTCAATAATTATTATTATTAATTTCTTGTCGCAAATTAGAACAAATGTCGCAAATTTCGCCCTGTTTTCAGAAAAGGGTCTATAAAGGAGGATATAGAGACCTTTTCCAAAAACAGGGCGGAATTTGCGACAAACTGCCAAATTTGCGACAATCAGTACAGAGAGAAAAGACCCCGTTATTAAATATATATTCTGAAACAACTACTTAAAGATACCCGTATATATACATATATAAGTAAGACGACAATGGCAGAACAAATTGAAACCCCCGAAATGATTGCAGCGATGATTGCTAAAAATGGTATCAAAATTGGTGGTATCAAAAATTTACTCAAAGAAAATACGGCTGAGCGGAACCACGCAAATGCTCTAAATGACACGCTAACCAGAAATAACAATAAATTGAAGAACGAAAAAGATCACCAATACTACGAAATGGCTGGACGATTGGTTAAATATGAAGCCGCTCAGATATTCTCTGAAGTTATACCATATGCTATCAACAACGGACTATTTTACAGCTGCGATAGCGAGCTATTAGGAGTTAAAACCGAAATAAAAGAATACACCAATAAACAGGGTAAAACTCACTACGCCCACTACACAATATACGGAACTTATCTGGAAAAATGTAGTCAAAATAATGACACGCCCAAAAATTATAAAGGTAATTTCCTGATGAAGAACTACGCTGATAAATTTGAAGTAGATACTACTAAATCGGAATATAAAACCAAATACGATTTTATTAAAATCAAATCAAATTAAAATGAACCCAAAAATGAACCCAAAAATGAACCCAAAAATGAACCCAAAAATGAACCCAAAAATGAACCCAAAATTTAATAAATAATATTTTTATTTATTAAATGACAATTAATTGAATAACTTATTTACATCACGTACTTAGAAACACGAGATTTTCGCCCACCCGAAGCGACACCGCCACTGCTGGCTCCGCCTGAAGTATCGCCGCCCGACATCGCCCCGCCATCGCCGCCCTTCTTAAGCTTCTTGTAATGTCTTACCAACTTACCGAGTGCTGACATACCCATGTTTCCGAGTTTGCCGCCCACTAAGCGTTTGTATTCAACGCTATCTAAATGGGGAACAGGGTTCTGTTCTTTAGTTCGGAGAACTTGCTCTTTTGTCAAAATACCAGTAAATATTTGAGACGTTCCTTGCTGTGTTGCAAAGATACCCGAGTTCATTGTAATAATACACAATTCAGGAACAATCGTATAAGGAAATTGATTGGTAACATTAAGATTGAACTGGAATTGATACTGCCCGAGAGATGATGCGGAAAGATAACTGGGTAATGAGAAATCGTAGCAGGGGTTAAGAACGAGCAGAGAACCAGTTGTCGGAATAGCCGAAACATTACCAGTTGCATTATTATTATTGACAGCTTGCCCGCCGAACTCAAAGAAAGACTGAGCCGAGCCGTTGCGGAATGAGAGATTATATAAATCCTGACGGGTCGCTGATGCTAAAAGACCAGATGCATTGTTAAAATTACAGCTGATATTGTTAATAGTAAGGAAACTGGAAGTGTTCGCCCATGATTGAGAGCTCATTGGCAAACGAGCACAGATAAGAATTAGATCGGGAACTTGATTGAGCTGAATGTTCTGAGATGTAATTGTTGCCGACTGACCCGCTGCTAAAGACACGCTATTGGTGAATGTAGTGAGGTATCTGGGGTAATCCAAATAGGGTACAATGTTCTTCGTTGAAATTTTAGCATACTGTTCGGGTTGAAGAGAAAGGAAGTTAAATAATAGACGGGTATTAGCAAATCCAACAGCTTGACCGGCAGAACCGAGAGAAATGCTTGTAATGTATGATGATAACGCCCCGCCGCCTGATACTGCAGTATTGGCAGTAGAGAACAGACGCTTACATTGGCTATCAACGTTGAGAACAAAAGACATGTTATTAATGCCGACCAAACCAGCACTATTTTGAGGTTGAGTATTAATGAAAGGAGAGAGAGCGAGGAAAGGCTCAGTAAGCTGGGTAGTAACAACAACCGTCCATGTATCGCTGGTTCCAGTAGAAATCACAGAGCTATCCGTATATACCCCGCCAACATAGTGGCTGATAACCATTGACACGGGGTAAGCACCACGAGGCGTGTAATCTTCATCGTATCCGTTGTTATTAAAAGCGGCTAAAGGGTTGTTATTGGATAGAACGCCGTTCTGAGCGTAGCCGTACTGCTGGTCGGGCAAAGAAGGGGTCATGCTATTGTAGCGGGACAACATGCGGCTGTCGTTCATTCTCATCAACATTGGCAAAACGTCCTGAGTGTTGGTAGAAGTTGAGACGTTGTTAATGGTACATTGTGTCGTGGTGAAAAGCGAGTTTAATGGAAACGCTTGGAGACTATCCGTAAGACCATATTGGAAGCACTGAGCCCCTGCAGGAACACTTCCTAAATTAATCGTGAAAGTAATCGTAGATTGTAAAAGAACATGTCTATCAATAACAATATTTTCGGAGGGTATTTGAATTGAGAAGACCAATGATGAGTTGGAAGATGAGACGGCTTGAAATTGTTGGTAGGTGGATTGAGAAGCAGAGGATTGAACCCCGAAGACTTCTTCATCGGTAATATCGGCTATACGAGCATCTTCACACAAAACGAGGCGAAAATCAGACATCTTTATATAATTTATACAGATATTTTTTTTTTAAGAATATTTATATAATTTTGTTTTATAGTAAATTATAAAATTCTTAAAATTATATAATTCTTAAGTTTGTCCTTAAATCTTCTAAAGTTTTAATGATTTGATTTATAATTCTCTACAGATGATTTTTTAGTAAAGAAGAATTTAAGTGTGGCAGTAGAACCAGAACTTAACCTAAATGGTGTTAAAGTTCCAGTTCTATCTTTCCAATAAATAGTTACGTCTAAATTGTAAATCGGACGATTGCCTAAAAGTTCTATATACCGATATTGAGCGGAAGGATTATATACGATGTTAGGCTTATATAAGCCAGTGTCGCTGACAAAATCGGTAATAATTTGGCTAATATTGGCATTATTGCCGCCATTATTAATCACCTTACCATTAACAAATAACAGGGGATTACTTATCTGATTAGGAACAATTGGTAAAGTATTACTACAGAAACATATAGATGTGACTGGGGTCCAGAGAGAAATAGTAGAATATTCCTGAGAGATAACAATAGCAGTATATTCCGTATTTAAACTGGGAAATGATTGGAGCAAAGCCCCGCCAAAGCTATCGGTAATAAGCTGAACTGCCTGCGGAGCGTTAGGAGTTGCTAATGTTTCTATAAGAAACGGAAAACTACTAAATAATTGAAATAGTGCAGGATTGAAAAAGATTTTAATATAAGGAGAGGCTGAACCTGTGTTATAACCCGCTGTGTCGCAGTATATTTGAGCTGTATATCCGACGCTATCAAATACCATTGTGGGTTCGTAAGCTGAAGGAAGAGCATCTCCGCCCGCTATAACTAAAGTATCTAATCCGTTATAACATGCTGTAAAAGCCGTGTTAATAAGACTAATAAAATATTGATAGTTGAAAATGTAATAATACCCTGTACTATTGTTCTGAAGCCCGTTTGAAGTCATTGACGGAGGGCTTGGAACTTCAGCCTGTAAATCCTGAGGAGCGAATATGATTGGCTGCGTAAATGTGTAGTAATGACCGAGTGTTGTAGTGTAAGACAACGTTATATCGTATATGGTGAGATTGACATTAGAAGAAAACGGAACTATCTCAGGAATGATAACCGGTAGGGTAGGTGTGTCTAAAGTAAAGCGAATAATAGACATCAGATAGCTTTCGGGATCATATACAAAAGGAACATTACGGGTTTCATTGAAATAAGCTATAGGCGGGATAGCTGTCGTAGTTTCTAAATTTGTAATGGTGACATCGTAATATAACTTATCTGGAGTATGGACGCTGGTAAAACTCATTTTATTATATATTAATGTTATATTATTTTCTTAAATAAAATATTTTTAGATTATTTATTTTAGATTATTTAGAGATACTTATATAAAATATATAATTAATAATAATGACTTAAAATAATAATCTATACTTATATTATATAATGGCATTATTTTTCTCATACTGGTGGGACTATTTTTTCAACAAACGACCGATTTTACCTGAATACATGGATTACAGCGATGAAGAAGAACAATGTGAGAGCGGAGAAATCTAAAACATCGGGTTTATAATCTAAATTATCAGAAAACAAATCTAAAACGTGATTTATTGAGAAATCTAAAGAAATCTAATTGAAATCTAATTGAAATTTGATTTTTTAAAGTAATAATTTTAAAATTATTACTTTATTATATCTAAAAGTAATCTAAAATGAAGAAATCTAAAAATCTAATATGTTTTTAAAGAAATCTAAATGTGTTTTTAAGAAATCTAACAAATATTAAGGAAAATATGAATTACTTTCTCCAATATATAAGTATTACAACCATGATATATAAGTATTTTTAGAT